AGAAGACATCAACGGAGAACAGGTTGGAATGCTGGAGGCAGACAGGCACACAACTCGCGGCGACAATATGGGAGGCCCATTACATCCATTCTTGATCTCCAACCAAGTCATTGCACGCCTTCTTGATGGGCGAGGATTTAAGCCTGTATGGGCAAATATGAATGCTGCATTCGTAACCCGTGCAAAGAATATCATCAAAAATACGACATCTGGTCGCGCCCTGATTCAGCTAATGAAAGAAGAGGCACACATTAGCAACAGAAAGTTTGTTAATGATGTGATGTCCGAGCTTGATAAGAAAAAGGAGTCGATGCCGAAAGAAATCGTAGATTCGCTCCATGTAATCCTTGAGTTAGGCGCACGCAATCCAGCAAAAAAGCTGAAGGAGGTAACAAAGGCACAGAAAGCATTTAAGGATGGAGATATTACACAGCGTCAGCTTAACAAGGTAATAAAAGACAATCAGGAGGCTCTCGACAAGTATGGCCCTATGGTCGCTTTCCTAGCAAAACTTGGAAGCATCAAATCAAAAGCCACAAAAGGAAATATTGATGCTTTCAACAAAGCGTATAGTGAACACATCAAGAGCTATCAAAAGCAGGACTGGTACAAGAAAATCGCAGAGAAATACAAGGACACCAAGTTTGCAGACGAGGCGGCTCGCTTTACATTTAACCAGCGCGGGGCGGCTATGAAGCGTCTTCGCGGTATTGCCCATGCGCCAGACATCAGTAAGATGCTGGAAGAGTCTATGGACTTTAAGGGCGGCAAGAATCTTGACCTAGTAGCCAGCGTCCAGCTATCCAAAGACCCTGATGCATTTGCTATCTACACAAGTAGCGATCCAAAACAAGAGGCTAAAATGAGCGAGAATGAGCGGTATTTGCGTGACCAGTTCATCAAAAATCCTAAATTTAAGAAACACCCGTCCTATGATTGGATGATGCTAGGGCCACAAGCCGCCGACAACTTCATTCTTGAAAAGCCAGTTGATCCGCTTGTACTATTCCCAGACTATGCCAAGAACCATCCTAAAAAATCCGTAAGGAACGGAAGTAAGGAGACTATTGTTGGCACGATGAAAAAATCCAAAATCCCTCTTAAAATATCAAAAAAACAAAAATAACATGGACATATTAATTACAGATAAAGAAAATGGGCCAATCGGCTGGGAAATGATTCCAGTCGATGATGTCAATGTCTTCTATAACCCGAAGACCATTGATGAGGCAAAAATCACCCAGATGGTTGAGGACTTTGCTAATGGCGATACCGAGGAAATGGATCAGGAAGCAACTTTTGACACCCCGCTAGACAGAGAAGAATTTTAATACCTTAAATTATGCCAGAAATCAAAGATCCATCCGATGTTGTCGCCCTAGTGGTGGATAACGGCTTGTTCGTTGAGATCGCTATCAAGCTGGCAAAAACATATAAGCGAGTGCTGTACTATGTCCCTTGGGAGAGCGCATTTGCCAAAATGAATTTAGGCAAGATCGGCACTGGCCTTGAAGGAATTGAGGTTGTGGACAGCATCTATGGCCCTCACTTCGATGAGGTTGACTTGTTCGTATTCCCTGACATTTATTTCGGGTACGAACAAGAGATGCTTGAGAAGATGGGCAAGGCGGTCTGGGGATCTCGCACTGGCGAATGCCTTGAACTGAAGCGCGAGGGCATGAAGCAGATTTTGACCGCTCTCGACCTCCCTGTAGGCAAATTCACGCATATCAAAGGCATGGCTAACCTGCGTGCGTTTTTGAAGGAAAACGAAGATGTGTATGTTAAAATAGACAAATTTAGAGGCACTTTTGAAACATTTCATTCAGCTAACTACAAGGAGGTCGAGCCGAAACTTGACGAGGTAGAATTCAACCTTGGAGCCTTCAAGAACACGATTGAGTTTACGGTCGAGGCATCGTTACCAGATCGCGTCGAAGTTGGCACAGATTGCTGGGTCATTACGGATGATAACGGAGCTGCTCACTACCCTGAACACACTATTTCCGGCATCGAAATCAAGGACGTAGGATTCGCATCAATCTTCAAGAAATACGCAGACATTCCAGAGGTTGTGACTCGTTTCAACGAACGCATGAAGCCTGTCTTTGGCGCATACAACTGGCGCGGATTTATGTCAACAGAGGTTCGCATTGGGAAAGACATGAAACCTTACATGATTGACCTTTGCGCTCGCGCTCCTTCGCCTCCCAATGAACTTTATCAGGAACAGTATAGTAACCTAGCTGACTGCATCTGGGCAGGCGCAAACGGCATCGTTATTGAGCCGGAGGCAACCGCAAAATACGGCGCGGAGATCATGCTTCACAGCTCTTGGGCTGACAAGGGATGGCAGCCAGTTTCATTCCCTGAAGAGTTGCGTGATCGCGTTAAGCTGCGTAACGCTACCTGCATTGATGGCGTTTACTACGCCATTCCGCAAGCCTGTGGCCTCCCAGAGGTAGGCGCGGTCATTGGCCTTGGAGACACGCTCAAGGAGGCTCTTGACGATGCTGTTGGTAACGCAGAACAGGTTACTGGTTATTATCTTGAGGCCAAGATGGGTGCAATCGATGACATCAAAGAGCAATGCGCCAAGCTGGAAGAGCTTGGGCTTAATATGTTTGATGATGTTGCCGAGTAGACCAGAGATTCCGCGCCCAAAAGAAGGCGAACCACCTCCGTACAAATGAGAATTGAGATCAAGTCAATTGATCCTGCGGCGATAAGATACCCTACCTGCGGAGATTGGATCTGGTTGCCGGATGGCACGCTACAAGTTTTTGTGCCGGACTATGGGAACGAAAATAGCGCGATGCTGGTGGCCTTACACGAAGTTGTTGAGGCATGGCTATGCCGACATGACGGCATCTCCGAAAAAGTTGTTTCTGACTGGGATATAGCGCACCCTGATGCCGAGGAACCTGCGGAGGTAGAAGGATCTCCGTACATGGATCAGCACTCAATCGCAACGCAGGTAGAATTGAAGATGTGTGCCGGACTTGGCATGAATTGGAACAATCATAACAAGTGGGTGCAGAATGCCGGAGACGAGGTTGAGAGACAACTCACCAGCGGTGTGCCTGTGGCTCGCATTACCAAAGAAGGTTCGCGGTACTGGACAGAATTGCACCTGTTTGCGTTGCGTGTGTCAGGCGAGAATCATTGTCACGATTTCTGGTTGCAGGAATGGATCAAGTCATTGCCATTTGATGGATGTCCATGCGAGCAACATTTGAAAGAATTTTTACGGAACAACCCGCCGGACTGGTTAGACTTTTTTGGTTGGAGTGTGCGTCTTCACAACGCTGTGAACGAGCGGATTGGCAGGCCAGAGATTGCGGTTGAGGACGCTAGGGAATTGTGGTCTAGCAGATCGTTTTAGCTCCGGCATCGCCCGTAGAGCCTGTATTTATCAGCTTCAAAATATTTTCAAAATACCTGTTGACGATACCAAAGCGGTTATGGTATATTCACTCTTGTCAGTAAGAAATCCAACACACACAACACACACACACATGAATACAGAAAAACACACACCATCACACATCTGGATCTTTGTCCCAAGAGCATTCTATCAAGATGCATTGGAATGCGGTTGCGATGTTCCTCCGATCCTTTCCGAAAAGCGTAGAGGCAAAGGAAGCACGATCATGCTTGATGCCCTTGATCCTCGCTATTCCGATCTTGAAAACAGAGCGGAATACTACGCTGACTCATGCATGAGCGGAGGATGGGATTCAAGCGCATTACGCATCGTTGCTGCCGCAAAAGCATTTCTAAAAGCGCGTAAAAAATTTGATTACCTTTTCACCGAGTAATGAATCTTGTCCAGCGCATCCAATTCCTCAAGTGGTGTGCCCAGCACCGCCTACCAGTCAAACGCTACCCAGCCTATGGTGAGCGTCTGTCAAAGCTCTGGCTCAAGTTCCAATGCAAATGAATGACGAGCCTGTCCCTCCTCACAAGTTCCCTTTGCGAGTGATTCCACGCACTTGGCCTGAGCAATTCCGGCCTACACGAGATTTCCAAGAGTTAGAGGATCAATACCACGGGCATCAGAAGCCCCTAGAACTCGTCACGGGAGGTAATCTGACCAGATCGCTGGATGCCTTGATCAAAAGCCGTTCCTAGCCTATCCTAGCGCGATTATGAGCTTTCGTAAAATTACCACCGCCATGATAAATGGAAAACAATGGGAGATCGGTTTTGGATATACTGGAAAGACCAACGGAAAAGTTGACGATGGCGTGTGCAGGTATTACAGCCGGAGGATTGTGATTCAGCGCAAGATCAAAGGACGTAAATGCGAATTGATCGACGGCGCGATTCACGAACTTCTCCACGCTGCCGTGCCATCTTTGAAAGAAGATGTCGTAAATGAGTTTGGAGAACTTTGTGCGAGAGTATTGCCGAAGCTCATGGCTGCGGAACCTCATAAAGACTAGTTCTACAACCCATAAAAAAAGACACTTTGGCTATTGACCATACCAAAGCGGTTATGGTAGATTCATTTTGTCAGTCAAACAACACACACACACATGACCACATATAAACTTGATGCCCTAACAGAAATTCGCGTTTTGACCACGCTTCGCATAAGAATTGTATTTCTCATTGGACGCAGAAAAGAATCGCGTGAAAAAGTTTCCCATAAATGGGCTAACAATGGGTACAATGACGACATTCGTGAAGCTATTGATACCTACCGCAAGTTCAGAGGTTCTGAACAATAAACCAACCCACAAATAAATGACATACACCGAACACCAAGAATTCGCTCAAATTGAGCGTACCTGCGACGAGATCCGCAAAGACAACATCGAACTCCGTTACGAGATCCAGTCTTTGCACAAGGATCTATGCCAGATAGCCACCATGAACACGCTCGGAAAAACCAAGCAGATCGCCGATCTCATAAACCAGATCATCACACACGGGACACGCTAATGAAAGCCATACGCGATCTCATTAACTGCAATCTCACCGATGCCAAAAAAGCGGCTCGCAACCGCAGCTTCTTCAGCATCTGTCGATCAGGTCAAGATGAATACTTTATGACAGAACGTGCCGCCTTGATGGTAGCAGCATATTTAAAAAACGAAATTACTTACTCGCAGTATTGTCAAGATAAGCACTCCATCAGCTATGAATCCTGACGCTATTGATTACATCAACTGGACAGCGGAAGCGGTCTTCAAGATTGTGCTTCCACTAGCGATACCCTTCATCATCCTCCATTTCATCTACACACGCCGATAATTATGAACCCACAAACTACCAGCCTACTCAGCAACCTAGAAGCCCTGTTCACCAGCCAAGTTAAGATGGCTGAGGCGCACGGCCTAGACACCCTACCACACATCAGCACCGCTCGCGGCAGGACGATCTTGCAAGAGATCAAGATCGCACGGGCGGCAATAAAACCAAAAAAAGATCCGGCTTTCTTTGAAAAGCTCGACGCAATGCATTCTTAATTAAGTTGACATGGAAACCAAAGCCGCTAAACAACCTTACATGGAAAACATTCATCCATATACTGCTGGAAAAGAAGAGATGCGCGAGCAATTGCTTGCGTTCATCTATGATCGCTATATCTACAACCGAACTTTTCATGGAAAAGAATCGCAAGTAGCACTAGAGCTAAAGCGTCTCATCCTCGACATTCGAGAGGATCAAGCGCATGAACAAGAAAAAATTGATTCAACAGAAACCGCAGAAGAGTAAATAGATGGCAAAATATAAATTACATAAATCTGATCAGGTATTAATTAATGTCCACAGCAAGAAAGCCTGCAAAGGTGAGTATTGCTGTATCCACAACCCTAGCAAACATCCGCTTTCAGATGCTCCCCAGCATTGGCGGGAAGATCGCCGGATTATGGAGCGTATCTGCAAACACGGGATCGGACACCCTGACCCTGACCAAATCATGCGAAATGAAACAGGATGGATTCATGGTTGCGATGGATGCTGTACAAAACAATAAACAAATAAACTAATGAATAGATTCTATTACGGAGATCGACCTTGTATTAATTATATTTGGGTCATGCTTGACAACTTAGGCCCACTTGTACCTAAATTACGACCTGCGGTTTTGCCGTCACAATCATCAACTAAATAATTTTATGAGTCGCGAACCTATCAATCATCCTGCATTTCCAGTAACCGCTTACGCCGGAGACGAGGTCAATCCTATCGTCAGGCCGAATTCAGGTATGGGAATCCGCGACTATTTTGCTGCCGCTGCTCTATCCGCGCTTGCTAAAGATAAACAGGCCGGAGATCCAGAGGCAGTAGCAGAGACGGCTTATGCATTCGCTGACGCGATGTTGGAGGAGCGTCATTACACACAAAGGAAATAATATGTGGCATCATAATAAAAAAAACCCAATGGCAGTTAATACGCCGAAAGCTCCGGCAAAACCTGCCACCGCCAACAAGACTGCCCAGTCTTACCCGAAGCCAAGTCCCATGACATCGACGATCAAGGTCGGGTCGCCCGAGATCAGGATAGGTCTGGACGGCGCAAGCCGCCGCAGCGGAATGTTAGGCAAGGATATGCTGAAGCCTACCACTCCGAAAAAGACGATCATGAATATCATCAAGCCCAAAGGTCTAAAGATGACGAAAGTTAGCAAGATCAAATCCAAATAACCATAACCACTAATACCATGTCCGAAGACACCAATACTCCCACCCCCGAAAACATCATCCCTATCACAGCGGAAGCCCCTTCCTCCCCGCAACCTGAAGAAGATCCCGTCCAGCAGGCAATCGCCGGAGTTGACCTCAGCACGATCTCCAAGGACGATGTGTTCGTTGATATCATCAATCAGAGCAAACTATTTGCTTTTCGCCTGATGGTCGGAGCCGCCTTGCTGGAGCAGCTTATCATCAAGGGTCAGGCTGAGGCCGTTCCTGCTGATGTCCAAAACACAGAATCCTAAAAATTATCCCCCCGTTGAGGACACACTCCCTAAAAAGAGTGTGTCTTCTAAAGCAACTAAAAAATGAAAGCCAACAACCAATTCACACGAATCTCTAAAGCAATTGAAGGTTCTGAGGTAGTGAAGCTATCTCGTAGCCATGCGACCATGCCTGCCGACGACAAGGTTAAGAAGGCCAATCCTCAGCGCATGGACATCCTTCGGCGGCATGCTCTTTCGACTCGAAACAATGATAACGCATAAGCAGGAGAACGAATGCACATCCGCCGCAATAGCCTACACTCGTAAACATTATGGAACACAAAAATCCACACCTGAAAAGGCACATACTGAAGACAGAAACGCATCACGAACTGATGAACAGCAGGATCAGCCCCAAAACTAGGAAGAGTCTCAATAGCAAGCTAGGAGGCTTGGCAAAGTGGCTTAAAATTAAGGCCATGGAGGAGATGAAATGAAAAAAGGTCTTTGGTACAACATTCACGCTAAACAAGAGCGCATCCGCCTTGGATCAGGTGAGAAGATGCGTCCAGCAGGTAGCAAGGGTGCGCCAACAAACAAGGCTTTCAAGCAATCCGTAAAAACATCAAAAAAGAAATGAGCGAGAAAAAATTCAAAAAGGTTGTTACCAATCCTGATACTGGAAAGAAAAATACGATCAGGTACGGAGCCAAAGGGTATTCTATCGCTCCTCACACTAAAAAAGGTGACTCGTATTGCGCGAGGAGTGCCGGACAAATGAAAGACCATCCGGCTGCTGCAAATGATCCCAACTCGCCTCTTCGATTGAGCCGAAAGAAGTGGGCTTGCATTGGGAAGCGTTCAAGCAGGTGAGTGAACCTATCCCTAAGAATCAATTTGGTTGGGGTGGTGGAAAGGGCGATTATGAACGCCCTGTAAACCGCGCCGTGCTGAGAGAAAATCTATCACAAATCAAATGGCATCCATCTCCAGCGGTGGTCGCTAAGAAGAAGGCCGGAAAGACAACCTATAAATACTAATGACATCAATACCATCTGAGGTGCGCGAGTACCTCAAAGAAATCGGTCGCAAGGGCGGATCTTCTAAGTCTGAAAAAAAGCTGGCAGCAATTGCAGAAAATGGAAAAAAAGGTGGATGGCACGCACAGAAGCGTAACCAGCCTAAGCCTGAACAGGCTTAAACACTAGCTCTAGAGGCAACTCTCAGGGTCTGAATCTTTTTGCAAAAAAAGTGTCGTACCCTATTGACACTGAAGCGGCTTTGGTACTATTCTGATCTCGTCAATAAGACATCACACAAACATCAAACACACACATCCATGAAAAACACCCTAGCAAACGCTCAAGTCATTGGCTTTTTCTCCATGCCACCTGCAACGTTGGCTGAACACAATCCCTCCGCCTACAACAATGCGATGGCTGGTATGCCTCGCAATGCCGGAACCTGTAGCCACTGCGGAACTGGCATCATGCACCATGTCATCATCCGCGTCTTGGGCGAGGTTCGCTTCATCGGCACGCAGTGCGCCGAGAAGGTAGGTATCGATCCAGAGGCTATCCGCTTGAGGAAGAGCCGCGAGCAGATCAACGCCGAGAAAGCCGCTCGCGAGGAAGCCCTCGCCAGCTTCGATGCCAGCGTCTTCGACGGCGGCAAGCACGCCGGACGCAAGATTGCTGATGTTCTGGTCGAGGACGAGCAGTATGTCCGCTGGTTCTCCAACCGCTATCCCTCAAACGAGGAACTGAAGCGTCAGATCGATACCTGCGAGGCTCTTCTAGCCCCTATTATTGCAGCGGAGAAGGCCGCTAGGGATTCCGCGAATTCCAAGACCATCACTGCCTTTGGTCGCGAGTGGCTTGAGATGTACGCCAATAACGGCAAGGGTTTCTGCCAGAGCGTTGCATCGAGTATCCTGAAGGGCGAGTATGTTTCAGAGCATGCCGAACACATCATGCGCGAGATTTGGGCGAAGAACAAAGGAGGTCGCAACGGCAGCAAGAAGTACCAAGCTGCTTGGGATGAACTGGAGGCCCGCTTTGCCGCCTCAAAATAATCCTCGACAGCCATGCCAAATCAGCTTAGGAATACATCTATGAATAAACGCACCATTAATAAAGCAATCCGCCACTTGGGTCTTGAGATCCAGAACAACCGTGACGGTTACTCCTACTTCACTGGTCTCGTAGAAGGCCACCAGATCGGTCAGTCGGTCTACATCTGCTACCTGAATATGTTGACGCTCGCTGAATGGGTCGAACGGGCTGCGGACGCGCTAGCAGAAGATGAAGCCCATGGTGAAGACCGCATGATCGACTGGGATGCGCGTCACCCTAAAATTTAATCTCGACACCAATACCAAAGCCGCAAATAATTATCACCTCACACACAGCCAACACACACATGAACACCAAACTAAACGCCGCGCTCGTCGCAGCCATCGCAGAGCTTCGCAATGTCCAAAAGGACAAGACGAATCCTCACTTCAAGTCCAAGTTCGCCTCTCTCGATGCGATCATTGACGCAACCCGTCCTGTACTCGCCAAGAATGGCCTAGCCATTGTCCAGCTTCCGGAGTACGACAGCGACAGCCAGACCGCTGGAGTCGTCACCCGTGTCATTCACTCATCAGGCGAATGCATTGAGAGCAAGTTGCTCCTTCCCGTGAAAAGCAACGATCCAATGGCCTGCGGCAGTGCCATCAGCTATAGCCGCCGCTACTCAATCAGCGCGGTGCTGATGATTTGCGCCGACGAGGACGATGACGGTGTATCCGCCAGCACGCCTTCCAAGGCCGTAACGAAGCCCCTTATAGCAAAACCTGAGTTCTCCAAGAAGCCATCTCCGGCTCCCGTTCTGCCTCAAAACGCCATTGATATGCTGTTTTCAATGATGGACACCAACAAAGTCACAGAGGACGAGGTTCGATCATTCTGCCTGAGCAAAGCAATGAAAGATGTTCCTGAGTTTATTTCAGATCTGCCAGAGAAGGTCGCTGATCGTCTCGTGTCAATCTTTCCAGAGGTTATTGAATTCAGCCTCAACAAATAATATGACCGACGAACGTAAGGAAAAGATGTCTGGCAGCGGCATGAAGGGATATGCCGACTGCGCTGGAAAGTACCAACTAGAGAAGACTTGCCCAGAGGGTGAGTCAAGCATCTATGCCGAGATTGGCAACCGCATCCATGCTGTACTCTCTGGTGATACAAAAATCGTTTTGACAGACGAAGAGCAAGAGATTGTTCATCGTTGCAATTACCAGTACAATGAAGTCTACGCATCAATGCCGGACGAGGTAGGAGAAGTCACCCATAGCATTTTAGAAAAACGCTTTTGGTATGGTGAAACATGGTCAGGTCAGGTTGACCGAATTGATTTCTTCAGCGAGCAAGTGGCTCTTGTCGTGGACTGGAAGACAGGACGTAACCCACAGGGAAATGCTGAGTCTAACCTACAACTTCGGGCTTATAGTGTGCTCGTTAAAAAAAACTACCCTGCGCTGAAGCGGATCTTTGTCGCCATTATCCAACCCTTAGCGGCTCCGTACACAATTGCGGAATACGACGAAGAAAATCTTGCCGCTGCTGATGAGCAGATCCAGTCTATTGTTGACGCAGCTCTTGCTCCTAATGCACCTCGCACACCATCGCCGGATGCTTGCAAGTATTGTCGCGCTAAAGCGATCTGCCCAGAAGCTCAAGGAGTTACCAACGAGCTGGTAGTTTCACCATCAGCGGTTCCGGCACTCACCAACGAGGTCATCGCTGATTACCTAGAAAAAGCTGATGTCGTTGAAGGATTCATTGAAGCACTCCGCTCAGAGGCTAAGAAACGGCTCCTAGAGGGCCAAGAAATCGACGGATGCAAGTTGCAGGCCGGACGCACCAGCCGTAGCATTGAAAACCCTATGGCGGCTTTTGAGAAGCTAGGAATTGCACATGATCTTTTCCTTACCGCTTGCAAGGTTTCCGTACCTCAGCTAGAAAAAGTTTTTGCCACAACCAACGACATGAAATCGAAAGAGGCGAAAGCCAAGATTGAAGAATTGTTAGAGGGTGTGCTTGTCAGCAAGACGGGCGAGCCTATGATGGTTCGCGCAAAATAAGTAAACCCAAAAACAACACATATATGTCAAATACGACACTATCGGAAGAGCAGGTGGCAATCATCACAGCACTTGCTAATGATGTAGTATTAACTTTGGAGGATAACATCTCCGAGTCAATTGAGCAGGTTGAGGATAAGATCCAATTCCTAGTAGATGCGGGAGTAATTGAAACAACAGATGACCTTTCATTGCTTCGCGGAGTCCTTCACATCGCCATTGATTCAATAATCGATGAATGTGAAAAGGCAGATGCACAGGAAAATGAAGAGGAAGAAACCGAGCGATCTTACTAATCACGAATATGGCATACGAACACAAAGAAGGGAAAGGGAGCATCTTTCCCAACGACTATAAGCTCCAAGACACTCACCCTGACTTTCGAGGAAAAGCAATGTGGAAGGGAGAGATCATTGAGATCAGCCTCTGGGAAGGCGAGACTCAGTCAGGCGTTAAGAAATTCAGCGTTTCCATCAGCGAACCTCGTCAGCCGTCATCCGCGCCTCAACGTGTGGTGTCTTCTGGCCCCAAGCCTGCTGGTGCGATCCGCAAGTTTACGCCGCAGGACGATAGAGACGAAGACCCATTGCCGTTCTAGCATATGTCCGCTGTAGTTCCTAAGAAAGGCGTTAAAGACAACGATGTATTTGTCTGCGACGATTGTGGAGATTCTATATCCGGCATTCGAGTACTTGATGGAGAATTCGTGTACTATGTGAAGCAGGATAGGAGCAATCCTCACAACAACCGCTACCGATGCGCTGATTGCCAAGACGATATCTGGGCTAACTACTGAACAACATGGCGATCACCTTCACGATTCCCGTATTGCCTGTGAGTTTACAAAACTCTGGCAGGAAAGTAATGGTGATGGGTGGTCGCCCTGTCTTCTACAAAGACAAGAAGGCTAAGGACTGGATCAAGGTAGTCGGATTTTATGCCAATCCGCATGTGCCAGTAAATCCCATCCAAGGCCCGATCTGCCTCACCCTCACATTTGTGATGAAGCGTCCCGTGGCACTCAACGGCAAAAAACACAATCAGGGACGCATTCCATGCGACAAGAAGCCGGACACCGACAACCTATGCAAGTGCCTTACGGATGCCCTGATTGGTTTCTGGGAGGACGATGCACAGATCACAACGCTTCATGCCAGTAAATGTTTTGCAGCAAAGAACGAACAACCTAAAATCGCAATATCAATACAATCTATAAATTCAGATGAACACACAGACTGAACTGGAATTTCCTCCAATAAAACCAGAGCCGCCGGAGAGCCGCATTTACAAGCGGTTTGAAAAGTTCCACACAGATAACCCAGAGGTCTATAACAACTTAGTCCGGCTCGCACGCGAGTTCCGGCGCAAGGGATCTAACCACAACAGAAAGCTGGGAATAGCCATGCTCTATGAAGTTCTCCGATGGAATTACTACATGAAAGTCGAAGCCGGAGAAGAAGAGTATAAGCTCTCCAACGATTTCCGCGCACCATATGCCAGACTCATCATGGATCAGGAGCCTGATCTCCAAGACGCGTTCAATCTCCGTTGCTCAGTCGTAGATTAATATGAAAACAAACATAAAGAAAAAATGCACAATTAAACTAAAAGATGGACGCTGTTTTAAGGCATTCATCGTTAGTAAATCCACAGGAAACAAGATGATTGTTGACTCCAAGGAATGGGGGCAAATGATCGTCGATGCCAGAGAGGTAAAAAACTAATTTATGAACACAAACACTAACTACAAGACACAGAAGCCATTGCAAGCAGACATCATTGACCAGCGACCTTTTTACATGGTTATCAAGCTAGGAAGCAACGGATACCAGAAGGAGGATGCAGCACCAACTGTTCGATACGATGATATTTTGGAAGCAGCAGATGAGGCAAAGCGTCTTGCAGAAAAGCACCCTAATCATCCTCGCGGATTTGCTGTTGTGCAGGCAATGGCAATCTACAAAGGCGAGGTAATAATCAAGCAAACAATCTTGGGATAATGAAACTCTACGACCGATTCAAAGCATGGTACGCCACAGAAGGCGTGCGAACACTCATCGACCAGAGCGAATTCAAGCACTGGCACGAAGAATACCAGAAGGTGGCATTTCAGGCCGGATGGACGGCTGGCATGGCGCACGCCTGTGACATTGTTGACAAGCTAGACAAAGAGCTAAATAAAAACGACTGATGACCTGTGCGAAGGCTAAAGTAGCGTGTGCTATCGTATCCATGGATGGTCAGGTATTCATGGGGCGCAATGACTGCGACAACCCGCAGTCATCCTGCCCGCGAAAGGAGGGCGAAGGGTATGAGAAGTGCAGGAGCATTTGCCAACAAAAGGGTCATGCTGAAATCATGGCTTTCAAGAAAGCAGGTGCAAAAGCTATCGGCGGCAGGGCATATCTGTGGGGACACAATTACTATTGCCATGCCTGCCAGCTTGCACTATTTTCAGCCGGAGTGAGGTCACTCTCATTAATTAATAAACCAAAACATAAATAAAAACATGAATTTCTACCCATTTCACTTAGGAGATTATAAGAAACGAACGCACTATCTTTCTCCGATGGAGGATCTTTGCTATCGCAGGATGATTGATTTGTATTATTTGACAGAGGCTCCATTGCCTTTAGAGATTGATACGATTGCACGTTTGATTGGCATGAGAGATCATATCACAGATGTAACAACTATCGTATGTGATTTCTTTCTGAAATCAGATGCGGGATATAGACATGACAGATGTGATGAGGAAATAGAAAAATACCATAAGAAGGCTAACAGCGCACGCAAGGCTAATCTAACACGATGGTCATTTACAGAGGAAGAATCAGATGTGGATCTGAAATCAGATGCGGATCAGATCCTAACCAAGAACCAAGAACCAATAACCAGAACCAATAAAAAGAAAAAACTAGAGACTTCGCCAGAGTTTTTGATTTTTTGGAATGCTTACCCTCGTAAAACAGCACGAGGTGCAGCAGAGACGGCATGGGCAAAAGCAGACCTGCCTGATCTCGAAATCGTCCTGAAGGCAGTTCAAAAGGCAAAGCAGTCGCCGGAATGGATTAAAGAAAAGGGTGCTTTCATTCCACACCCGTCTACATGGCTAAATCAACGCCGTTGGGAGGACTCAGGCATGGATTACGCCGCTTTGTCATCAAAACGAGTTCTAGGGGCATCTACAGCTCAAGAAACGGCATCGCAGGTGGACGAGCAGGATGCCATTTCATGGCTAGTGGAAAATTATGACAATGTGGAAGTTGCCGGATCATTTAAGGAATGGCCTCCCCACATCCAAAAGGAATACTTAAAACAAAAACAAAACTAATGAACGTAATAACACAACTAATCTGCCTACTCAAAGGGCATACCCTCATCCTTCAATCTCACAAGCGTTACTCAAACACTCGTTACGTTAAATGCTTAAGATGTGGAGACATCTGGCCTGTATATAAATAATATGACAACAGAACAAACCAACGAGGTCGCAAGGCTTAGAGAGCTACTAAACAAAGTCCTTAACGAACTGGAGAAAGTGCCGTTTCAAAACCCAAAACTGACAGCTTTCACGGCTCATCGCCTAGCCGACAGGTATCGTGAACAACTCAACGAAATCGACAAATGAACCAACCACCAATATGGATACTACCTCGCAAGTTACACATATCTCCCTTTGTGCAGGGTACGGAGGCATTGATCTCGGACTCAAACGAGCAATCCCAAATTTGCGCACAATCGCTTTTAGTGAGATCGAAGCCTTCGCCTGCGCGAACTTGGTTGCAAAAATGGAAGCGGGACTCTTGGACTCAGCACCTATCTGGACGGATCTTAAAACCTTCCCTTGGGATCAGTTTTGCAGAAAGGTGGACATCCTCTCTGGCGGATTCCCTTGTCAGCCATTCAGCTGCGCCGGCAAGCGGAACGGAGATGAAGATCCCCGCCACCTCTTCCCGTACATTCTGGACGGCATTAGAAGATGCAGACCTTCCCTTGTTTTCCTTGAAAATGTTGAAGGAATCCTCTCCGCAAAACTTGCAGGAGACAACTGGAGAGATCCAGCAGGAACCCCTGTTTTGCTCCATGTCCTTCGGGAGTTGGAACGAGTGGGTTACAAAGCAACGGCAGGCATATTCAGCGCGGCTGAAGTTGGCGCACCTCACCAGAGGAAGCGAGTCTTCATCATGGCCCACCGCAGCGGTGATGGATGTTATGGGAGGGCCTTACAAAACCGAATTTGTGAACGGATCATTCCGCAGTTACCACAACCACAGTAAGGAGGATGCTCCGAAATACGGAGCGAGGTTGAGGGATGCGGTAACGACCCCCGTGAACTGGCCCACTCCCACAGCGGGGGAATGTCTGGATCAAGGAACGAATTGGGAAACGCTGGCGAGACTAGACAAAGGGGGACGCATACTTCGCAGGATGGAATCATTCAAAATGTCTGGCCTAGCCGACCCAGCCAACACCAATTCGGTTGGGAACCACCAAGAGTGGTTGAAAATCCCAAAACTTGGGGGGGGCAAATTGGATGACGCCGCGCACTCAAATGACAAGAGACGGCAATCAGAGATGGGAGAAGGAGGAGCAAACACTCGGGGGCAAAATCAAATGGATACCATCACACGCAAACATAGAGGAGCAGATGGCAGTCATTGGGGAAGCCAAGAATGCCAAACTGAACCCCCGTTGGGTGGAAACCCTGATGGGTCTACCGATTGGGTGGGTGATGCCGAGCTGTACCTCTCCTGTGACAATCGAACTGACGAGTTGCGACTCCTCGGAAACGGAGTCGTGCCAGCAACCGCAGAGATCGCCTTCAGAACCCTCTGGGAGGAACTAACAAAATGAACCAACCACAGACACCCGACAACGAGGTCGCAAGGCTCCGCGATGATCCAAAAGCTAAAGAAATAATGAATACAAAATACAAGATTATAAAAACCAAATCCGATAAGTATTTTATCCAATATAAGTTTCTGTGGTTTTGGTTGACTCACAGACCCATGAAATCACCTACATATATGGAATCATTCCACCTAGCAGAAACGGAATTGCGTAAAATAAAACGATACCAAACAGCAAAACAAGAAGTCGTACACGAAGAATAAAAATGAAACCATTCATTGAATCAGATCCAGACGAGGACGACTTGTAATGAGCCTAGATATCAATACACCAAGAGGGCAGGAGTCAGTACACGAAGAAAATCGTATGATTGAAATCATCAAGCAATCATACCCATCACTTCAATTCTTTCACACACCAATCAAACGATCAGCTCTCATAGACGGCTTCATCGTCAAAAACAATAAGCTAATATCATTGTTTGAATCCAAATGCCGCAGAGAGTCACTCCAATCATTCAGCGAACCTCCATTAAACAACGAATGGATGATCTCGCAACATAAGCTCAACTCAGCAGCAACACTAGCAAAGCATCTATCAGTACCTTTCTGTGGATTCTTATACCTAGTCAACGATAACAGAGTTTTCATGTTTAAGTTAACCGACGAAACAGGTAGATTCATTCATCCCATGCGGGTAGAGCGTAGAAAAACATCCGCATCATGCAACGGAGGAACCATGATTGACACCTGTTATTTCATAAATTTAAAACACGGTATTTATGTCAATTGATGATCCAAAGAATGCAATAACGGGGATATTTAAGGGGTTTTCATCAAATAGATGTCAAGACTATTTCATTGCGAAAGATACAACTGGTCATTACAAACTAATCGACTCAGGTATTAACTATTAGAGGGAAACAACACCGCTTATCTATGCAGGCTCTTAAAAATCCAACACACGAACGCTTCGCCCGACTGCTGACACAAGGCATGACTCAGGTAGAGGCATTCCGTAAATGCTATCCAGAACAGAAGCCGCAGTCTGTTAATACGAACGCCTGCAAGCTAGCCAACCAACTAGACGTAAAGGCGCGAGTTGCTGAGATCAAAGAGTTTGTTGATACCCAGTACGCGATGGCACTTGGAGAAAAGCGTGACATACTTAGGAGGATGATAGAAGGACAGGTTCCTACCAAGGTGATCAGGAAGGCCGGAGGGCAGATCGACGCAATATTTGACCGCCTAGCTGCCTTGCAGATGGACAGCAAGATTGCCGGAGAGTTCGCGCCGGAGCAGCATCAGGTCAACACAGGCCCTACTTTGAAGCTAGAGTTCAACATGGTAGGCAGGAACAGCAAGCCGAACGCCGCGCTGGAGGCTGAGTGGGAGCGGATCAATCCTGAAACAAAGACGCTGCCTGCGCCGCCGGAAGGACAGCAGGATGACTTTACGCCGTATCTGGAGGCTGACATTAAGCCTACCAACTTTAAGCAATTGGATGAATTAAGGCAAATAATCGACATTAGCACAGAAAAGACAGATTATCAGAGTAAAACAATTATTCATGACTAATCTTATCTGATGTTATCAGCACAATAATCAACTAACTCCGGCAAGTCGTGAGTGCCGAGGGAACGCTTTTTCTGCATTTTAAGCGTTTTGTTCGCGGGTCAGAGCAGCCGCCCTTAACCACGAAGCTCTACCTTTTCTTTTTGCTGGCAGGCTCTGCCCTAAAGTGGGCGCGACCATAGATCGTCTTCTCTTGGATCGCCTCCGGCAATTGCTGGACATAGATTTGCAGGCGCATTGCGTACTCTGGCGTTAGCAACTTAATTAGGTGTGAGAACTCCTGCCCATTGGCGGCGAGCTTTGTAGCCTCCAGCAATGTGTGAACTTGGAGCTGATCGTATTTGTTCATCATGGCGGTTGCCAATCATTAGCATATCGGCTAGCTAATACCAGCTATGAATCAATCCAAGCCCGATACGGGTTATCGTATCACTCCGCCATTAAGTCAGAAGGTATTCCATCAGCACGCCCTCAACATCCGCAAAGAGGCAGAACGCGACGAGGAGTCCGGCATCCTGTACGCAGCTCAGTACATCTTGATGAACACGACCACCAAGAACGCTATCAACCTGACTGAGATCGACATTCCTACAGCAGAGTCAATCGTCCGGCAGTACGTTCAGTACCTACTTGATAACGATCAGTTTGAGGCAGGCGCAACGATTCTTTGGGGAAGTAACGTATACGACTGGAGGCCACGCTCATCCCGTGACACATGGCGATGCTTGTTTGATTACGACAAGGTTATGATCCAAGGGGCAGGTGCAATGGGTAAGAGCTTTGGAGCAGGCGCATGGTTCTATCTTGATTGGTGGCGTGACCCAGCCTACACCAGCATCAAGGTGATCTCGCTCACCCGTGAACACGCAGAGCGGAACATCTTTGCGAACATCAAGACATTCCACAGGACTGCTTTAGTCAGGCCGATCACCGATCAAGAAGACAAGGCTAACAGCATACAGGTGACGAACGACAGCAAGCAGGGCATCCATCTGGTAGCCATACCAAAGGGAGAATCTGGACATGGTACACTTCGTGGCTTTCACCCTGTGCCGAGGTTTGGGAATGAGCATCCGATCTGGGGACGACTGAGCAGGACGCACGTTGTACTGGATGAAGCTGAAGAGATCCCTTCAGGAGTCTGGGAAGGCATCAACAACATTTTGTCCACATCCGACACCGATAGCTATAAGGGACACATCAAGATATTTGGCGCGTCGAACCCTAAAGATCGTACCAGCGCATTCGGTCAACGATGTGAGCCTATCAATGGATGGGGTAGCGTAGACTGCGAGGATGACTTTGAATGGGAGAGCCGTGAAGGATATAGGGTGCTACGACTAGACGCTGCGCGATGTGAGAACGTGATCGAGAAGCGGATCATATACGCCGGCCTCCAGACATATCAGGGATTTATGGGGTACATGGGACGAGGCCGGACAGCCGAGGCTATGACGATGGCTCGCGGATGGTTCCCAGAGGAAGGCATGGCAATGGGAATCATCACTCCGGCTATGATGGACAACGCAATTGGTAATCTACGATTTATTGGCCCAGTCGTGCCGCTGGCAGCGTTTGATTTGGCTCTGGAGGGTAACGATCAGGTGATGTGTTCTTACGGGCGTTTTGGGCTTTGTGATGGCTGGATAGATCAGTCCGGCAAGTTCCATGAGTACCCGAAGACTAGGACTTGCTTGCAACTGGACTCGCAGATCCCGTTCCCAAAGAAGGCTACATTAGAGCAGACACAGGCGATCATCAAGTTTGCGAAGACAATGAAGATCGGAGCTAATTGGCTATGTGTTGATCGTACAGGAAACGGCGCGGGAATCCATGACAGCCTGTGTAGCTTATTCGGTACTGAGGTGATGGGAGTCAATTACTCATGGGCAGCAAGCGAGACGCATATCCTTGGCGACGACAGCCAGAAGGCCAACGAGTTGTACAACGGAGTTGTGACAGAGCTTATTTTTGGATTGTCGAAATATCTTGAGTTTGAATACCTGAAGATTAGCCCTTCGTTCAGGAATGAGGAGTTGATCCGGCAGGCTACGGCGAGGCGTTACAAGCAGAAGGGCAAGGGGCTTGTTAGGGTTGAGAGCAAAGGAGAGTATTGCAAGCGGACTAGGAGCAAATCGCCGGACGAGTTGGATTCGTTGTCGATGTTGGTCTACCTGATGCGTCAGCGGGGTGGTGCTAGTGCAACGATGACCGAGCCTAAGCCTGAGAAGAGCGAGAGGAGGCGTGATATCCAGAGCTTGGTTGACAAGTTGGAGTTTGTTGATATGTCTGAATAGCTTTATGGCACTTTACTTTCAAGGGTATCAAAATCCTAACAATCTATACAAGAGATACGCCTTGTTTGATTGGGATGAACCTCTTTATAGCCAAGGAATTTTTGATTCCAACGCTGTTGAATCAGGCGTTAGTTCAGCACCTGATTACCTTGTTGATGGTCATTGGATTTGGGAAGCTGATGGTACTGGAGGATGCAAAGTTGTAGAATCTACGGGTGCGTATGCTGAACGATTTCCTGTTGGAACGCAGTCTTCAGTAGATGCCGTCATGGGATCTTATGAAGGGTATCCTCCTTATGGGTTTGTAGTTTCAGATAATTCTTCAGATAATTCCGGCACAGGAAGGCAAACTTTTGCGAATCTTTGGGACATCAAGACAGAGCAAAACAGCATTTCTATTACGGCAGAATATTATCAACATTACCCTGTTGTTTCAACAATAGTCACAAGTCCTGCAAATCTTCCGTATGTGACAACATACAATGGTGTAACGACTCTTCCATCAAAGGCCGGAAAGTATCATATTGTGGTGTCATTGCTTTTTGATCAGACCATTCAGTCATCAGTAGATGTTCAGATTGATAATTGGTATTTCATGCAGGACAACTTTTGGAGAATTGAGGCATTTACTCTTTATGATTTGTACCTAGCAATTATTAATTTTAGGGTAAATACGCTTCAAATCCCAATCGGTTATGTTTCTAGTGATCTGCGGTCATTCTTGTGGAGTTTGAAATTTACTGAGCCAAATAGCATTCCTCCTACTGGGTGGAATTATTGTGATGGAAGTCATTACATTACTGCTTCAACTAGGCTGGAGCTTTATCAGAAGGTTGCAAACTACAGGCAGGATAATGGAATAGAGCTAGGAGAATGGCTTACTGATGTTGACACATACCTTGCTAGTCTTGCGTCTTCATTATCGCCGCAGCGGTGTAGTTGCTAGTACCGAATGGTGTAATGGTAACACATCGCCCTTTGGAGGCGAGTTTCTAGGTTCAAGTCCTAGTTCGGTAGCGCAGTCAAAGAAAACCGAAGGAGAAAGGAAACACCCCCTGATCCCCCCGCAAGCCTGCGAGGAAAGGAAAGAGTAAGGAAAAGAAACCACAACACCCTGCTAGGCTGGATGCTGTACGCTTCTTCTCATCTCAATCGGGTTAGGAGTTTTGGTTCTCCAGAGCCGATCTATTGGGTCATGTGGTACGCATTCACACCCACCCTCAGTCCCTTGAGGATAATCCCTAGATGGAGAAAAACCCTCCGAGTGGTGCAACACAAGGAGGGTCTTTCAGCAGGATTGAACCTGCGTGTAAAATCTTCGTTCAAATGTTGCACCATTCAGAACGGGGTAAATATGAAGTTGACGATAAATCATGTCAACAATATCTTTTTAGTTCACCAAGACTGCCACCAGCAATGGTCGCGGCGTTTGGGGTAATGGGAAAAGGACTCTCTAGCTTCCTATGAAGCTAGGGAGTTTCTCGTTTAATGATGGATGGATAACGTCATGCGGTATGGAAGCAAACTATTGTTTGCTTTACGCGACATAATCGCCGTTTATGTAAGCTATAGTTGACATTGCAGGGTTGTTTACGACCATTGACATCTGTCCATTCAAGAGTGGTGTAAATCATTTACCATTAAAAATT